TTTAGCACTCTTTGGCAAGTAGTTCAAATCCATTGCGTTTAGTTCTATTTTTTCCTTTACTGATTTAGTTAAAAGTTTTGCTGCATATTCGGGATCTATACCAAACTGCTCACAGCACACTATGACTGCATCCATGTGCGTGATGTTCTTTTCAAATGCAACCTTTTCTACTTCTAAAGAAAACTTTTTAGGAGTTAGTGTTACTTGCTCTGACATCATTTTCTCCATACCAATCATTTAAAGTTTCAATTAATAATGGCACATATTCATTCTTATCTTTGATAAATTCTTGAACAGTTCCATCTTCAGTTACAACTAATATAACTATCTGGTTGATTGGACTTCCAGTTAGTTCCTCAAACATTTCTGCATACGCAGTTGTTTGAATATAGTAATTCTCATTATAACTATCATTCCTTTCAGATGTTGATGTTTTAAAATCAATGATAGATAGTTTACCATTATATTCTGCGATACAATCTACACGACCTGCTAGACGATACTTGTCTGACCATAATGCTGTTTCCTGAGCAATAACTTCACCGAAGTTATCGAATGTGTCATCCTTTAATCTATTGAATAAACAAAAGGGTAGGAAGTCCTTTTCATGCTTCTTCCAGTCCTCTGGAGAGGTCTCAGGCATCTTATTGAACCAATCCTCACACATTTGATGTACTTTAGTACCACGATTTGCTGCCTTACGACTTATGTAATTAGCAACATCTTCACCGACTCTTTTTCTCCATGCCATAAGTCCTTCTTTGCCACGAATAGAAAGAACTGTGGTTACAGAAGGATACTCATTACCATCAGGTGTGACATAGTATCTTTTGCGATTGATTGATTTAGTTTTTAAATCTGGTAGATCAATTTTATTCATTATATAATCCAGTTTGTTTATTCTATTAGTCCCACCTTGTATACAGTCTTACCATCTTCTTTCATTGCTGTTAAGATAGACTTCCTATTTCCTTCTTTCTTGTATGATACATGAACCCAACCAGAGTCTGGTATGCCAGGAGTGTAGAACTCAAGGATAACTTGGTCAAAATCACAGTTCTCAGTAATCCACTTTGCGACTTCATAGTTAGAAACACCAGGAACTTCTATATCTGCTGCTTGACCATGACAGTGTTGACTCTTAGAAGAACCACCCACTGCTTCATTTAATTCTGGTCCACGATAACCACTGTTGATTGTTGTTGGTCCAAAATGATCTCTTACTTTTTGTACCACATTACCAAATAAAAACTCAGCATTTTCTAAGTGTTCATCATTTGGTGTGTTGTCAATGCCTCGTCTTTCAGCAGTTTGACTCTTTGTAAATTCTTTCAATGTAAAGTTTTTAGATAATTTCATTATTCTATTCCCATTCCTAATCTAGTTTTTTCTATTAAGTAACTTCTGACAAACCCAGATCTTACGATATCTGGTATACCAAACTCTACATCATTGAATTCTTCCATGTTCTGAATAATTCTAAAGAAGTCTTGAATACCATTTTTATCATTTGTCTTAATCAAATCTGTTTGATTGAAGTCACCACAAAATATAATCTTAGAGTCTTGACCGACACGAGTAATAATAGTATCCAACTCATGGAAGTTTAGATTCTGACATTCATCAACAATGATAATTGAATTGTCGAAAGTTAATCCTCTCAAGAATGAAGTTGACAAGAAGTACAAACTGCCTTGATTCTTGAGTCTATCATACAATCCTTTGAATGCATCTTCATTAGGTTGTTGAAACATAAACTGAACCATGTTTGTATATGGAACTTGGTAAAGTGCTGCTTTATCCTCTTCATCTCCTGGAAGAAAACCTATTTCTCTTGTAGGTATTAATGAACGAACCAAACACACTCTATCATATGGTGTTTCGTTATTCAATACATCTTTGAGTGCTAGGTATAGTGAAACAAAAGTTTTACCAGTACCAGCACAACCATACAAAAATTGATTAAGTCCTTTTTTGTAGGTATCAAATACAATCTTCTGACTGTCAGTCACAGGTTTAATTTCAACCATGTGACTTAAATTAATTTCTTGCTTTTTTGACATCTATACACATCCTGTTGGTTTAGGCAGACCACCATATTTGGCAATCTTTTTCATTGGTCCAGATTGAAAGACCTCATAAAGTTTACTTGCCTTTCTATCCATACCAAACTCTTTTGCAAAGTTACGAACAGCAGGAACAGTTCCTGTTTCGTTAAACATTTCCCTTGCTCTGTTAATGTATGTTTCTATTTCTTCTGTAATTTCAAAGTTATCTTCTTGTGCCATTTGATGCATAATTTCTGGAGTCCAGTCATTATAATCTACAAGAAAACCATCACCATCTCTATTCATAATTTTTCACCATTTTATGTTTGACATAACCATTCTTGGATTCTTTTTTTCGATCCTTTTCAACTTTTGCCTTACAAAACTTTTTCAAGTGTTTTTGTACAAAATTTCTTACTTTCATAATGATTTATTTATACTTGTCAGTTAAAATCCCATGTTTTCTTGCAACATCAACTGTTCTCTTTTGAGCAATCGTTCTGTTATCACCAAACCTATCTGCCAGATTACTTCCAGGATGTTGCTCAGCAATTCTTTGGAGTGTTTCTTTCATACCACCATCCATTTTCTTAACGATGTGGTCACCCACAAAAGCAGGTGCTGATAATACAGATTCTAAGTTTGGATTTCTTTTAAGAAAATCTGCTTTCTCAGATATCTTCATAATCTTATCAAATGTTTCGCCTGTATCTTTTTCTTTAAATGTATATGTTGGCATTAGTGTCCTCTGTAATTATCATAATCATATAGAATATTTTCAAGTTGTATTATTCTATTTTCTAACAATTTTTTTTCTTCTATCAATTCTCTTATTTTTATCAACGACTCATAGTGTTGTTTGTTAAGTTCTGATACTTCCTTTTTGATTAATTCTATTTGAGTTACTTTCTCAAACCCCATATCCTTGCCACTCCTCTATTGTAATAGGTTCGTGTATATAGATTTCTATATCTTCAGGCAAAAAGTTATGAGATTCTAAATCCCAATTTTCAAAATAATCTTCTTCTATTGCTTCCTTTTGCTCTTCAGATTCCCATCCATCTCCAGAAAATGATAACTCCACACTTACACCATCAAGTGTATTATCCAGTTCCCATTCTTCAAAGTCTGTGACGCAAAGTCCTCCCTCAGTCAAACCAGTATTCAACCATTCGATCTCCTCTTCTGACTTCGGAGTAATAATATATGTTCCCCATCGCCAAAGAGTGTTTACAGATAGATATCGTTTATCTCCATCATAAAATATTTCAATTTCTTCTATACTCTTTTTATAGGATGGATCAATTTTATAAGTTTTTCCGATTTCTAAATTCATGCTACTGCCCTTTGAAACCACTCTGGGATTTCTCTTTTTTTCCATGTTGCGAACTTAACTTTATCTTCTATATAATAGTTATGATATGATTGTAACGAATCGTTTGGTACAATACATTGTGGAACATGTGCCATCGCAGGAGTTGGCTGAGTCCACTCACCATCAGGTATATTATTTGGAACTCTGTTTAAGTAGTTCTCAAGTTTAGTTTGTGTAAGATGAATTTTCTCATACCTGTAAGTGTATTCTTGACACAAATTAATCCACAACTCATATAACCATATATAGTTTTTCTTAGATTTTCTTGCCCACACTGTAGAAGGATGATTTAGATGTGCAACTTTGTACATGTGATCTTCACGATCATCATCTAGTTTCCATCGCTTTATGTTACGACCAGTGTTAGCAGACTTCTCAAAATACATTTGACCATCAAGATACCTATGATTTGTAGATAACATTTGTGCATACTCGATAATCATTTTCACAACATGTTTGTCGCAATGCATCTCAGCACATATCTTGGGATCATTGTCAAGGTAAAAAATATTCATATCACCATTCTCCATTATCAATTATTATTCTAACCCATACAAACCCAAAAGTCAAGTTAAATTTAAAGATATGTTTAATTTCATCATCACTTCCGCCAATCGAAGTATCAAGGTCAAATAACCAGTGTGCTGGATTGAACACGAAACCTATCCAGATACCAGAGTATCTGAAATAATCATTTATTTTTTTTATTTTGTCTCCCATCTGTAAAATATATGGTCTCCAATTTCCGCAGTTTTAGTTTTAGTTTCTGCCCAAGCAGGTGTAACATAATCTGCGTGGTAGTGTGTAGCACCATCAGTTATATCAATATAATCAATTTGATATTCTGGTGTCATAATGTAATGAATGAATGTATATATGTCATCGTATAATTTTTTATTGTGGATAGTATCTGCCTTACCATCGCAGTACCAACTAAATTGACACTTGTTTCTGATAGGATAATACTTACCATTCTTCTTCCAACTTTCACGAGTTGGTGCTTGATGTACAACTTCGCAAATAGTGTCAGGATATCTATTATCGTTCATTCTATTTACTGTAACAAACGCAACTGCCAACCAACCAACTTTACCTTGTCCTCTTGCTTCATGATAGATATTATCAGCAAGACAAGTTATTTGATTATCAGTATAAGGAATATCTTCAATAACAATTTGTTCTAGTGCTTGTGCTTCTTGATTTGTTAATACCTCATTCATACTATGTGCTGAAACTGTCACAATAAAGACTACTAGATATGCAGACATGATGTTTAATAATTTAATTTTCATAATATACCACTCTCCCAAAACTCAATTGAATAACGACCTTGTAATTTATATGCTTCTATTTCCCATGGTTGTTTTGAATATGCTACTTTGGAACAATCTTCACCATTCCAAAAAACATTATGTCCTTCATCAGTTAATTCTTTGCGAACATATTGTTTTACATGTATCATTTCATGTATAAGGGATGTCACGAAATCATATAAACACAAAGTCTTTTCTAACTCAATAATAAACTCACGATTATTATCTTGTATCTCAACTAACCCCCATGCTTTATCTCTTTGAGGAATCTTTTTCAATTCAACAGTGATCTCAAGTGTTTTTAGTCTGGGCATAAGTTTCTTAATCATAAATGATACAACTTTA